GCAATCACGTTGAAACCTGCGGCTGGGTGAATGATTTGGCCAATCTTTTTCACAAGAACAGGCTTGCCTTCAAGAACGCCTTGCAGGCACATAATCTTGTTGCTGCCACGGTCGAGTTCGTCAATCATCAAAATGCAGCCTCGTTCCATTGCCTTGATAACTGGTCCTTTATGGAAAACCGTTTCGCCGTTGATCAAGCGGAAGCCGCCAATAAGATCGTCTTCGTCAGTCTCTGGGCTGATTTGCACGCGGATGTATTCCTTCTTAAGCTTGGCGCAGGCTTGTTCGACCATCATGGTTTTGCCGTTGCCGCTCATGCCACTGATGTATAGTGGGAAAAACATGCCGCTCTCAATCACCTTCTTGACAGTCTTATATTCACCCCATTGCACAAAGGTATGGTCGACAGAAGGAATGTAAATGTCGTCATTGCTGATGCTGGTCAGCTTTGGCTGAGGCTGAGGCTTAGGAGTAGTCAGATTGAACACTGGAGCAGCTGCTGCTGGAGCGGCTGGCGTAGCAGGCTCACACATGGCATCGGTTGGTTTGGAGGCCAACACAGTAAGGTTATACAAGCCGCGCTTGACGGTACTCTTGTACTTATCGCACATCATATTGTCTTTGACTTGCTTGTAAGTCAGCCCCTGCTCACGGCCGACTTTATACAGCTGAGCGCTGCTTACTTCCGTGATCGGGCCTGCGCCGAACAGCGCGTTGAGAGTGTTTTGGATCTTGGTTTGTGTATTCATAATGTAGTGGTTGTCAATTGGTACGAGATTATTATAAACTAAATTCTTAGACTTGTAAAGGACTAAATGCGGTTAATAAGATTTCCACTGTTCTGAAGATATTCCAAATAAGCTTTAACCTGTGAAAGAGATTTAAATGTAGTAGAGACGGCCAACCAAGCCCCACCGCTTGTGCCGGTGTTGGCATTGCGTTTGTAGATTTGGACGCCGAGGTAGCTAGAATGCTTGGTGTATTTTGGAGTGAGAGTAATCATAATGTAGTGGTTTGCCTTACAGAATTATTATACACTAGATTTTGTGACTTGTAAAGGACAAAATGAAGAATTTTTTCAGTTTTTTCTTACCATTGACAGTCAACCAGTTACGTGAATTAGGCAATAATCTCTGCAAACTTGTTGAGGAATACGCGGGACAGCTTCTTCTCGCTGGTGAATTTGGTGAATTGCTTAGCAAGGCGGTTCTGAGAAGATGCATCAGAGAAGCTTTCACTAACAACACTGCTGACAAATTCCTCGTCATCATCGTTAATGTCCAATCCGTTTTTACTATCAAAAACAAAATATGCATCATAGTTATATCCGCCTAAAATCATCATGCACTTTTCTTTGCGTGCTTCACGACTTTTCTTTTGGAACAATTCATTGGCGCTGCGCCATGGCAAGATCTCGCCATCTTTCTTTGCGGTATAGCGCAATGCAGTGATTGCAGTGCTTTTGTAGTCGCTGCGGTAATTGGCAACAAAAAATCCAATCACGGTGGTTCCACAGGTTATTCTGAGATTTTCAATCAGAGCGGCATACAATCCTTTATCATAGCTGCGGAACATAATGTTGCGGCCGTTTACTGGAATCATGTTACCGCATTTCCATTCCGGAACGGTAGAAGCTTTACGGTATGTCTCATCGGCATTGTTGTAGTCAAAGTGAGCTTGGCATGCATCGCCATCAGTAAGGAAAATGGTATTCATCTTTTGTACATGATGGCGTGCCTTAAAGCGTTTCACAATTTCATGTGCAACAACAATTGTCTCGTTTAGGGGAGTGCCATTCATTACCTCATACTTGTTATTGCTGAAAGGCATACTGCCGTTTCCACCATGGCTGTCGGCATGCAAATAAGCCTGAGCTTTAAGTTCTTTGCATGCCAATTCAAACTTGTCACGCTTCATGGTGCTGTTGACCAATTCAAAAATGTGAGTATAGCGAAATGCAATATTGCTGCCAAACTTAAGATTAGGATCTGTCTCATGCTTATAATTGACTGGGCTGGTGAAGCCGTAAACTTCAAACGGAATACCTACTGCTTTGCAGAAGTACACCAGTTGCAGAGTCTGAACAATCACGCGTCCAATAGTATTGGACATGCTTCCAGAATAGTCGATGAAAAACACCATGCCATGGTTTTTAGCATCGGCCAGTTTGGTAATGCTACAGAAGATTTGATCTTCAAACTTATAGGCATGCAGGCGGTTCACGTCAATTGTACCTGTAGTACTTTGCTGTGCTCGGCTATATTGGAATGCAGCTTTACGACGTTCAAATTCTTTGACCAACACGCTGATGTGCTTTTTAGTTGCAGACTTAAAGTCTTTCCAATCTTCTTGAACACCCGCGGCTGACATAAGCGCCACATAGCTGGTGCAGCGATGGCGTTCAGCCATAATTTCCTCAACGGGAATTACACACTTCATCATTTCCGCGGCATTAGGAGCATTGCCAACAAGATAATCTGTAACAGTCTCTTGCATGTCATGCAGTTGCTCACCAAATGATTGCATGGTCTTGCTGGTCAATTCATCTTGAGCATTGCCATAGCCCGGCATGTTGTCAGGCACACTTTCTCCTTCGCCATCTTTATCAGCCTCGGCATTGCGGTCTTTCTTTTTAGAGTTTGCTTTTCTCTCATCGCTTTTGCCTTTTTTGTCTGAGGTTGAATCGGCCTTGTCAGAGGTTTTGCCGCCATCATCTTTGCTGTCACGATAAGTTTCTGTTCCGCCGTCTTTTTCATTGTCGGAATCTGATTGGTCTCCGTCGGTGCCATTCTCACCTTTACCAGCGTCATCGCTTTTTTGTTTGCTTTCCTTGCCGCGAGGAGTGGTTGGAGAATTTTCATCGGGGGTGTCTGGAGTTTTAGTTTCCGCCTCCTCCTCCTCCTCCTCCTCACGCTTTTCGATGCTGACCATTTCATATACGGTCTTGCAAATATCAAGTACTTCATCATAAGTTTCTGCTGCGCGGCATCGTGCATATACTGCTTCTTCAAGGTCATTCATTGGCACTTGCAGTTGAGTGCCAATTTTAGCGCGGATGTTTAAGCGGTCCGCAAAACCCAGTGTGCTCAAGTCAGTACCGTTAATTTTGAAAAAGTCTTTCTCAATAAAGTGTCGGTATCCTTCTTTGAAGCTATACACAAGGCCTGGGTAATTGTTCTGAATAAGCCGCTCAATGCGAACATCTTCTACAATGTTGCCAATATCAAATGGAACTCCTGGGAGTGCTTCATGAAAGCGGGCGATTGCATCAGCTGGAGTATATAGCGCATGGCCAACTTCATGGCCGACCAGCAGGTCACTTACTTGCTTATTGTCAGCATTCCACATGGGCAATCCCAATACACGTCGTTCGACATCAAAAAATGCAGTGCTGTAATTTCCAACACGAACATTAATGTTTTCTTTCGCTAGCAGCTTTGCTAGCATTTTCTGAGATTCGCGATTTACAGTGGCGGCTTGCATACAGTTATTCTAACAGGTTTTTTCCGATCTGTAAATAGAAAAATGCTGATTATGTGAAAAAAGTTTTACAGTGACAGCAAAACCATTGATTTTCAACACTTTACGGCAAACCATGCTTTTTGGGCATTTTAACCATGTTGGATGGGTATTCTACCGTTAAAATGCAGAAATGCCCATTTTGCTCTAAAACGGGCAAAATGGGCACTGTAACCTTTTGATTTGTAATAGGTTACGAAATGCTTTTTATGCGAGTAAAGTTTTTATGCTTTTCAAACTCAATCTTCTGTTCGAACTTTCCTTCCAGCAAATCTTGTTTGTGGCTAATGACAAATACGGTTGTATCAGAGTCAAGAGTATTCATAATCTTCAATAGATTGTCAATACCGTCTGGATCCAAGCTGCTATCAAATACCTCATCAAGAATAAGAAGATTGGTATTGCAACTATTTTGCATCTTTGCAATTTGTCGCCATGTAAATAAGATAGCTAAATTTATGCGGCTCTTTTCGCCTTCACTAAAGCTAGCATAACTAAAGTCATCGCGATGGCGACTGCGGATGGTTTCATTAAAGCTTTCGTCAAGATTAAAACTCACAAAGAAGTCAAGTACTTGTAGGTATTGGTTAATGAGCTTGTTCATAACTGGCAAGTATTGCCGTATAACCTTTGTCTTGATGCCTGTATCCTTAAGAAGTTCGCCAATTACTTCATTGTAGGTGCGCTCTTCAAGTTGTGTGCTTTTATGATCGCCTAGAATATCACGGCTATCTTTAAGAGTATCAAGTTCAGCTGTTGCACCATCAATATCAATATCACTGTGCTGCTCGTTTTTAACAGCAAGCAATGAAGATATACGCTGCTCAAAGTTGCTGATTAGTTTAAGGTTGCTGTGAATGGTGCTGTTAAGGCTATTAAGATGTTGCAGTGTCTTTTCGGTTTGTGCAAGAGCTGCAACAGTTTCGTCCAAGCTAATCTGCAGCCGTTCATAGCCTTCGTTCAATTTGTGTGCTTTACTTTTACATTGCCCAATCTTATGGTCTCGCATGCCTTCATCAATAGCTTGACTGCATGTTGGGCAATCAGCATTGGTCTCATAGAACTTTGATTCTGATACAATCTTTTTGATGTTGTCTTTAATTTGTCTTTCATAAGACAATAGACTTGCTTTTGTTTTCTGGTCGCGTTCGCTTTTGGTTTTGGCCTTGCCAAACTCTGTGCCATACTCTTCAGCAAGCGCAGCATTGGCTTCAACTAATGTTGCAATGTGATTGCTCAATTCGGTGATTTCTTCATCATACTTAGCGGCATTGCTAGCGTTGATGTTTTTAAGATTGCTAATGTGTTTGCTTTGCAGCACAATCTTTTCTTTGGTCAAATTGTATTGATATTCAGTATCTTTAATTGTATCCTTTAGCTTCGCTTGATTTTCTTTAAGCACAACATTCATTTTGCTAAAGATACCAATATCTAGCAAGTCTTCAATAACCTCACGTCGAGCATACGTACTAAGCTGCATGAATGGTGTAAAGTTACTGCTGCCCAATACCACAACTTGATGGAAGCTTTTGTGATTCAATTTGAGAATGTTTGTCTCAAGTAGCTTTTGATAATCACGGCTGTGGCTTTCCTGATTTACTAGATTGCCATTCAACCAAATTTCAAATATGTTGGGTTTGAGACCACGCACAATCTTATATTCACTTGGCCCAATATTGAATTCAACTTCAACCTTGCAGCCTTTGCCATTGATGCTGTTGACAAGTTGAGGTTTGTTGATACTACGATGCGGTTTGCCAAACAAGACAAAGCTTAGTGCATCCAGCATTAGACTCTTGCCGCTGCCATTGTGGCCTACAATAAGTGTAGAGCGAATGCTGTCAAGGTCAATTTCAATTTCATTGTCTCCTACGCTAAGGAAATTTTTATATTTTAGTTTACGGAAAATAATCATAATGCATCGGCGTTTTGCGCTTCAATATAGAGTTCTTGCAATTTGGTTTTGATGCGGCCTTTATCCAATTCAGTTTCAACTGCATCGACATAAGTATTTAATAGTGTGCTAGTATCGCTGACATTTACTTCTTCATCGAGAACGTTCTCGCTATTATACTCTGCAAAATTTTCAACAATCTTTAGGTCAAATGGTTCTTGAGCGCTGATACGATCGATGTACTTGTCAAAAGCAAATGGATCTTTCTTTGCAGCAACAATTACTTTAATAAAGGTTCCATTTACTGCGCTAAAATCCATTCTGTTGATTGCCTCAACCGGTGCATCATATGGTGTATCATCATATACCAGTTTTTTAAACATACACAGGGCATTGCGGATTGGCAACAGCTCGCGTGTTTCAGTGTCAATCACATGCCAATACTTGGGGTCATTGCAATCTGCCCAGGTGTGTTCAAAGGCAACTCCTAAGTAATGAATATTATCGCGTTGACTCTTGGTATGATAGTGCCCACTCATTACTGTTTCATAGCGCCCAAACAATGAAGCATCCATACCATGACTGGTAGCCGGTGCGCCTTTCATCATTTCAAATCCACTCAACTCAAGGTGACTACCAAGCCATGCCGCCGGTGCGCTCTCAATGAAGCGAATACTCTCTGCATAATTTTCTGAATTGATCCAAGGCAACAGCGCAATGTCCAATGAGCCATACGAAACAACCGTAGGCTCCATATGAACAGTAACCACTTCAGAGTACTTGCCTAATACTTCATTGAGGCTGCATAGATTGTTGGTATTTTTAAAAAACACATCATGATTGCCTGGGATAATATCCATATGCATATCATATTCATACAGCTTATCAATAAACATAGCACGATTGCGATTCAACACTTTATAGTTGATATAGCGTCGATGATCAAAATAGTCTCCAAGATGAAGTATCTTTTTAATGTTGTGCCTTAGGCAATACGGGAAAAATACTTCGCTATAGAATCGCTCAGCATAGTCAAGAAATATATCACTGCCGGTTTTTATGCCAGCATGGGTATCCGTGAGAACTGCAATTTTCATATTAGGCATTTAAAAAATCTGTAAGAGGGCCTGCACTCTTCTTAACACTTGCAACTCTTTTGGGAGCAGTTTTCTTTTGAGGCAATGCTTCGCCATTTGAAGTACAGCGCTCAACATTGTAAAAAGCATCATTTTTTTGTCGAATCTTTTCAACCATGGTTTCACCGCCATTTAATGCATCATCATCAAATTGTGCAAACATACCAATCCCACCTTTTTCAATCAAAAGTTGCTTGATTGTGGTTTGCTTTTTTTCCTTAGCAATACGTCGGAGGAAAGCAAAGTATGCAATTTGTGTAAAGTAACTAAAAGCATTGGGTGCGCCTGTGCGAGTAGTTTTAGTAACATCATAATTCATAATTGCTTTAACGCAATTTTCTACTGCATCCATAACCATATCTTCACGGTAACTGTAATTCATGAAACTTGGGCTGCGTGCTAGGCCATTACAAATTTTCATGAATGCTTCACCAATATCATTGGGAATGTTGGGTGGCTCGGTTCCCGCTTCTTTAGCGGTAGTCACGCTGTTTACATATGTCATAACCTCTTCACTAAATATTGCGTTATTAACATAGTCGGTACCACGACTTTTTCTTTTTGGTTTTTCAATCTGCATAAGTATATTATAACAAAATTTAAAGTAATGTAAACAACTTTTTTCTATGGAAATGCATTTTGTTATTTACAAGACTATTCACTCTTGTTATAATACTAATAGAACAACCGCTAAACAATCAATTCTTCCATCGGTCTGCTGATCCATTCCAATCATGCTTAAATGAATCTGGAGGATCAAGGTCAGTTAAGGTTTGCTCATCGCCTTTGATTCCATTCTCATACGATTCTGTAAATAACGACGAGATTCGATCAATCACCAGTTGTTTATAATATGATTCCTTAAGAACGTCAGAAGCGAAGGATTCGCTTTCTACTGCATGCAAGTAAAGGCTCATTGGCTCACCTTCATTTTGTGGTACTGCATTCACCATACGAACGCCAATACCTTGCTGCACCTGTACTCGTACCATTTCAAGTGGACTATTAAGTAGAATCGTATCATCATACAGCTCCTGAAATTCCCCAATCAGTTGTCGACCGCTAACTGTGTTGTATACACGAATGTCTAGATGCTCGAGGGTGTCGATGGTATTATTCATGGCAGTTCAATTTCATAAATCTTGTATTCAAAACCTTCTTTATTATATATCTTGACACGATCAATAGCATGATTCATGGTGTAGTTCTTTTTCTTCTTCCAGCTAAAGTTGTCTGATATATCATACACTGTGCATCCTCGGCCATCATCACTTTTTCGTAGTCCGCGGCCAATGCTTTGCAGTACACGTATCTGACTCTTTGTTGGTGCAGCAAAAACAATCTGGTGGAGATTGCGAATATTTATCCCTACACTAAAGGTCCCAATGCTGGCCACAATAATTGCATCTGTTTGCTGTTCAGTGATTTCTCGAATGGTTTCACGGTCTGTTGCATTAACTTCTCCGCTTACATAAAATACTTTGCGCTCAGGCGCTGCAGCTGCGCGAATAGCCTCATACAATGGTTTGCCATGTTTGGCAACCAGGTTAAACAACACCAGCGTATTACCTTTTTGATCCAATGCAAGACGAGTAATAAAAGCATTGCGACCAGCGTGACTTACAATAGCATTGATTTCAGCCTGATAGTCCAACTTACTGACAATCTTTTTCAACTCTTCAGTGTGATTCAATACAATACATTTGATTTTGAGAGCTGCAAGAGTATTGCTGTCAATCAATTCTTTTGTTGTAATAACACGATGCACAGGCCCAAAGTTGCCAACCAGCACCAATTCATTACACTGACTGTTGTCGATAGTTCCAGTTGTACCAATGCGGTAGCTTGCATTCACTAGCGCACTCATAATAGCATTAAGACTCTTTGCTTTAAATAGATGCGCTTCATCGCCTACAACCATGCCATACTTTGCAAACCAACTCTTAGGCAATGTGATGGCGCTTTGCCATGTGGTAACTACTACGCGTGATTCAAAGTTATTTTTTTCTTTGCCACTGTAAATTTTATGAACATCAATGTCAGCATCAAAGCCATCATCTGCACTGCTATAATCTGCAAAGTCTTTTGTCAGCTGCTCAACCAAACTTGTTGTGGGAACCACAATCAATATACTATCATCATGATTATCAAGATACCAACGTATCATCATGTAGATAATTAAACTCTTGCCGCTGCCAGTTGGACTGATAACCAAACTGCGCCCTTCGCATAATGCGTGCGAGTAGGCGGCCAATTGATAGTCACGGGCCTCAATGCGGGATGCTCCACCCATTAGAGTTAGACTTTTTGCATAGTCAACCAATCCTGTTTTATTTTGAGGAGTGCGATCACGTATATCACGATCAAGTTCTACGGTATATTTGCGAGCATCTGCAAACTTAAGCAATTCCAACAGGAGTCCATACGGTAATGTGTGGCTACGCATATCCAAGAGTCTTACCCGCCCATCCCACATGCGATTTTTAAATGCCACCATATATTTGTAACCTTCAGCAAAAAAAGTAAAGTATTCTTGCGCTTCCATGAGTATACCATGGTCATCACTCCAAATTTTTAGAGTGCACTCATTTACTTTCTTTACGGTAATGTCAGCCATATCAAACTCCTGCAGTGAATCTTCGAAAATCCAAAATATTTTTAATATGTGAGTGACGCCATTTGATGTTGTCAAGAATATCTTTAAGACTATCAACAATAACCTGCTGATAGTCCAACTTCATGCGAAGTTTGCTAATGTCAGCATCAGTTTCATAAAAAAGATCCATATCACTTTTAAGCGGTTTGGCCATTCCAGCAAAAGGATCGTAATTCCATCCACGGCTGTCCATATCTTCTTTACTCATCTTGCCGTTATAGTATAACCATTTATCTTTTTTAAGAACAGCCATACCCAATTCACCTTTTTTAAATTGCAATTTACTTAAGCTGTATAGCTCAAGATATTTTGAGTGCAACTGAGCACTCTTCATACTAGTAACATCAAGATTAACTTCATCAATCTTGATGTCCTCAGCCCACATTTTTAATATATCATCTAGAGTCATTGTTCTAGATTGATTTATACGTTTTTAATCTAGGAAATCAAAGCTGTCATATTTAAATGTCACATCAATATATGCATACTCTACATCTGTAGCCTGAGCGTTTAATTCTATACCACTGATGCTGCTAGCAAATACACTGTTAAAACTCACACTGCGTGATACATTAAAATGACTTGTGACAAAGTTTAATACAAGACCATATGTTTCTAATGCTGCTCCTTCACTGTTGCGCTTTATCCAATTGTATAATTCTTCATATACACCTAGCGCTTCATCAACAGCAATGCGTACGCTCAACTCTCCATACTCAAGGAATCCGCTGCTAACATAGCCTGCTTTGTTGGAGAAGTTGATAGCAACTTCACTAACGCTTATGCTTGGAAAAGAAGCTGATACTGCAAGACGCTCACACATAGAAAACTGGTCAGTATTAAACTGCATCTTAAACCCAGTCAATGATAATAAATTGGTAGCCATATTATAAGGTATTTATTAAAGTAAAAAAGGTGGGCAACCTTTCGATTGCCCACCTTACGATTCCCTAAAGGGATTACTCCAACTTATGAAGCGTATTGTTCAGTTGGGATATAAGATCCACCGCCGAGACCGGTAACTGTGAACTTACGGAAGTATGGGTTTTGACCATCAACTCCAAGCGAGTCAGTTGCACCTGGCAAACATGCAAATGGGTTAGCAACGAGACCATAACGTGTCTTGAAACCAATCTTTGGTTGGAAGGTGTTAGGATCAACGGCACGAACCATTGTCAATGGAACATATGGGCAATAGAAGATACCTGCATCATATGCATTGGTTCCACGATAACCAACAGTCACATAATCAGTGTCAGCGAATGGGTCGATGAACACCTTCATGCGTCCGTTAAGAACACCAGCAAATACGTTACCTGTGTCATCAACATTCAGGTTGGTTGAAAGCGCTGGGGAATAGTCAAGAACACCAGCAGCTGCAAGAGCAGATGCAATGTTACTTGAGCAAATAACGATGTTACCTTTACCACGACGTGTTGCTTTTGCAATGTAGTTGGCTTCAATTTCAATTTGGAAAAGAAGTGATTTGAACTTCTCAACAGCCCAACGGCCGTCTGCATCTTCATTAATATCAAATGCACCGCTTGCAGTAGCCGAAACAGTTGCAGTACCAGCACCACCAGATGCACCAGCAAGGATTACGTTGCGAATACCACCAACTTGTGCCTTAAGATTAACAGTTTCAATAACTTCACGGTTGATTTCTGCAAGGATTTCAACAGAGAGGATATTTGCAAGTTCAGCTTCTGCATCAAGGCCGTGAACAGCCTTAAGGTCTTGAGCAAGTTCCATTGTGTATTCTGCTTTAAGAGCGCGTGTCTTAGCAGTAACAGTGGTCTTGTCAACAGTGAAGCCCATTTGACCAAAACCAGAAGAACCGGTTGTGCGGCCAATGCTAACAGTAACAGCTGCAGTTGCACCAATACCAAAACCACCTGGGTCAGAGTAGTTACCATCAACACCATTGCCAGTAAGTGCTTCTCCTTGAGCCGTAGTAACACTTCCAGAGAAGTTAGTTGCAGGCTTGTTGAAAAGAGCTTCAGCAGTGTTTGTGCCAGCAGCATTTTGATATTGCGAGCGCATTGCAAAGATCAAGCCAGTAGGCATGGTCATTGGTTGAACACCAGCAATGTCATAAGCAACGATGTTAGGCATTGAACGACGAACAAGGCTGATAAGAACTGGATCCCAGGTCTTAACTGCGCCAGTTCCGGCTCCAATGCTGTTTCCTTCGTTGAGGAATGATGATTGTGCATTTTCTTCGCGAAGTGCTTTCTCTTGGTTTTCAAGGAGAACTGCAGTGATTGCTTTACGATAGTTGTCCTTGAATGAAGGAGCGTCTTTGGCTTCCAAGATTGGAGCCCATTTCTTTTGTAGTTGTTCTGAATTAAACATAATAGTTATTTTCTAGGTTGTTGTTTGTTTTTTGGGAACCGTGTATCAGCTAACAGTGTTTGCAGTTTGCGCATTGTTGAGGCGAGATATTGCGGTTAAATATTGTTGCATACTTGGTGAAACTTCTTCACCAAAGGTTTCGTTTTCGATGATAGTTTCTGTACTGATGTATGAAGATTCTTCAATGGTTTCTTCTTCAACGTTTTGACGGCTATTGATATAAAACTCTTTGAGAGTTTCAATTTTCTTACGGAATGAATCTGTATCAACATATTCGACATCTTCGGATAATGCTTGCAATTTGGCAACTTGAGTATCAGCAAGATCACGAGTAGTTTCGGCAAGAACATTTGCGCGAGATAGTGTTTCAACTTTCTCAGCAAGGCTCTCAGCAATACGCTCAAGCTTTGCAGCTTGCTCTTGAGTTTCGCTCAACTTGGTTTCCATTTCAGCAACCATATCTGTCTTACCTTCAGGTACGTCAATATAGTTTTCAACAAATACGCTCTTAAGAGAAGTGATAAAGTTTTCTGCAATCTCAGTACGCAATGTACTTTCAACTGCAACTTTATTGTCAGCTACCCAGCTTTCAACTGCATACGTTAAATAACCGTCGATCTTTTCGACCAAGTCTTCATGAATGCTTTCAACTTCTTCTGTCAAACGTGTTGCATATTCTTCCTTAAGTGTTGCTTCAGCTTCAGCAACTTTAGAGCGAACTGCAGTTTCAAAAATAAGCGTTGCTTTTTCTTTGAATTCTTCAGTTAGTCCAGCTTCGCTTTCAACCAATTGCGTAATGTCGCTTGAGTCAACTGCAAGTTGTTCTTTAACAACAGGAGTTTCTTCAAGTTCAACTTCTTCATTTTGCTTTTCAATAGCTGCTGAAATTTTCTTGCGGCGATTCTTTAGATATTCGTCAGTCTCATCGGAATCACCGTCGTTATCAACGTCGTCATCTTCTTTACCAACTTTATCCATTGCTTCTTCCATTTCATCAGCATCTTCCATATCATCTTCATCTTCTTCTTCTTCCTTAACTTTAGCTTCAGCGATCTCAGTTGATTCCGCGTCCGCCTCTAAAGTTTCGTCAAGAGAAAGTAATGTTTCTTCGCTGATATCTTCAATGATATCATCTTCAATTGTTTCTTGTTTTGTTTTCATGAGTTATATTACTTTATTTTGTTTAGAGTTTGGAGAGGAAATCTTTGAAGATACGTTCCTGAGCTTCAGCCAATTTGGCAGAAGAGGTCTTCTTAATTTCTGTCTCATACATTTCAATTTGTTGCGGCTTAAGTAGTCCGTTATCCCAGATCCATTCTACGCCTTCCATAATGCCGTTCACAAAAGCGGACGGAGCACTTGGATCTTGCACAATATCAACTGTGGACAACACGAAGTCTTCATTGACAACTGTTTGACCATTCTTGCTTGCAACGGTTCCCATACCACGGCTTGAAACACCCAACTGACATCCGCCTTCCAATAGTCCTTTCACAATTTTACCCATTGGCGTATTCAGGATGAGTGCTTTTCCAACAACATCATTACCATTCCACTTGAGAGCGGTAATGCGATGCGAAACTTTATCGAGGTTAATCGCAGGGCCTTCTGGGTGATTCAATTCACCAACAGCTCGTCCACGATTAACATAGTCAGTTACATACTTTGCAACTGCTCCTTCTAAAACTGTTTTTGGATATACACGGCGATTGCGATTAAGCTGCTCAGCCTGCATGAATATCCCTTCAATAACATAGTTCTTACTGCCATCTGCAGCGGACTCAACTAGATAATTTAAATCCTCTAAATGTTCAGTAATTAACTTCATATTGATAATAGTTTATTTATATAAACTTATATTTTATCAAGCACATAGTTTAGTGCATCATAGACCTTTGGATTACCTCCATCAGATACGCTAACATTCTTAAACTTTTTCATCAGCTTTGTGTATAGCATGCGAATTTCTTTTTCAAATTGCTTACCGTCGTCATCACGTGTATCAATTTGAATAATGCGTGAAAGCGCACGTTTGTCTTCATCATCAAGTGCGCGGTAAATTTCGCCTTGTGCTTCACGGAATTTTGGGTCTTTACGTTCAATTGCTAAACCATGCGCATAGTCAAACTTTTTTGTGTTTTTCACCATGGCCTCGGATACAATGCTTTCGGTAATTTTTGGTTGATCGTAAATGCTAGCACTCAATTCAATTCTTTTGATGTCAAGAACAGTCTTAACTTTATCAATGATTAGTGACTGCAACGACGATGCACTTGCAGCTGTATTACCAGATGCAATGCTTTTTATAAAATTTTTAATGTTACTCATACGGTATTTATTTATATTTTTCTTTGTTTAATTAAGCGCCAAAATCTGCAGTATCAGGGCCATCGCCTTCTCCATCTGCAGGAGCCCCAGCTTCTGCTTCAGCTGCTTCAAGTTTAATTTGCTCATTCATCTTTTCAACCTCATCTTCACTCTGATTTAGAATATTTGAGCGTACCCACTTTTCACTGTAGTATTTGCCAATCTGACCTTCAATGCTTCCCAACATTTCAAGGCGCTCTTTCATAATTTCAAAGTCCTTGAGTTCGCTAAAGAAGTTGTCTTCAATATAGTCAATGCTACTGTTTTGACGTATATGATTCCAATCATCCTGCGTAATAATTCCTTTAAGAATCAATTGAACGCGCAGCATGTCAATAAACAATGTACTAAACTTGCGGCGAAGACGGTTGATAAACTTTTGGAATTTAACTTCTTCACGGTTAATCTCAGTGCTGCGACCAACATTAAACATGGTTTCGCTCTCAAGACGGCTTGATGGAACATTTAGTGACTTGTAAAGATTTTTCTTAAAGTAGATAACATCTTCAATTTGACTAAGGTTTTCACCACCTGGTAGTGTTGTAATTTCGGTACCTCGGCCACCTTCACGACGCGGGAGCCAAAAGTCTTCAAGCATACTCATGGTCTTGCGATCATCACGTATTTCACCAGTGTTGGCGTCATACATCAGCTTGTTGCGGTACTTGGCCATAATGCCTTGTACATATTCTTCGGCTTTACCTTTTGGAAGGTTACCAATATCAATATAGAAAATACGGCGCTCAGGTGCGCGCGCAATACGATAGATGACCAATGCATCTTCCATCATGCGCAGTTGATTCACTAGTTTAACGGCTTTGTGCAGGTGACTGATACTAACTTTTCCGTTTTCATCCAATACTCCACTTGGTACATATACAATAGCATTAGGATCAATCTTTAATCCGTTCATGCCGGCATTGTTATTAAAATCATCAGTATACAAAAAGTATTCATCAGTGATTTCGCTCGTCTTGATGCCGGTAGCTTTATCAATACGAGTACTAACTTCTTTAATCTTTTTGATCTTTAGCGGATCAATTTGTTGAATCTCTTTGATGCCTTCCTTAGGCTTTTTGGGATCCATAATCATGTAAAAATATATACGCCCATCAATATACCAACGGCGAAACAGGTCAAAGCCTGTATAAGTAAAATCTAATAGTTGAAGAATATTAGAGAATTCTTCATGAATTTTTTTCTTAATATTATCAGCTAGTTCAACATTATCAAGAATCAAATTGACCGGTGCGCCGTCACTATCATTTACAATTGCTCCATTTACAATTTCCGTGATGGCTGCATCGCATTCAGGTTGAACTGCACTAGCACGATAGCGTAAGATAAGATCCTTTTCGTTGTTTAGACTACCACCATCAATATCAAGAATCTGACCGTAATAACCAGCAGCACTGTTTGCAGCACTAACATATGCTGCACCTTCATTGTCAACCGGTAAAGCAAAGCTTTGCAAAGAATCTTTATCTTCTGGTGCATCTTTACTTAAGCGCTTGGTTATTTCAAATCCAAATATTTTCATATAGTTTATATATAATAAGAGCAGGAGCACATATATACATGCTCCTGCTCAGGTAAACACTTTATGGTTTAGATAATGTTATTTACAATATCAGTCCAGTAGTGATAATTCATTTCGACAGTGAACTCTTCAATGGCATCCGTTGTATCATAACTAAGCTCAATTTGACTTATGTTGATTGGATATGCGCCAATGAATGTGTATTCTTTCAATACGTTTTCACTGCGGTCGAGTTGTTGAACTTGCATTTGTGCCATGTAGCCTAATGAATTTCCGCCGCTGTAGGCCGATACATTTTCGCTATGAGCATTGATGAGATTCATCCAATTTTCAAATGCAGTACGAATGGTCATATTGTTATCATTGATAACAGTAATGGTCCATGTTTCAAATGTACGGTCACCTGCAATTTTTAATTTGCGACCGCGGAATGGTACTTCAACAGTACCAATTGTACTTGCAGGCAATCCCGCACCTTTAATCAAGAAGCTTGCTTTTTCTTGATCAAGACTAGATGCACCAGGCCATGCTAATACTACTCTAAACAAGTTTGGACGAGCTCCACCGCCTGTTAGTTTTGATTTAAAATCTTCGATTCCAGCCATATTATTTTTCTATGTTAAATTGTTATAAGTTTATTTATATTAGGCACCAACAATTGTTTTAAACTCAACACCTGTGCGAGTAGCAATAAAGTTGAGAGTAATGAAGTTGATTGAACGAGTTGGTTTGATATAAATGTCAGCAACAAAACTATTGCTATCAATTACTTGCCCAGTGTTGTTTGTAGCATCACAAACAACGCGGAAGTCAGTGATACCACGACGACCTTGAACATCACGCAGATATGGCTCAACAATATTCTTAAATGCTGCACGTGTAAATTCATCGTTTTGTTCAAACAATTGAAATTTAGATGCGTTAGCAATTGCCTTTTCAAGTGTAATGAACAAGCGGCGAACATTGATGCGATCAAATGCACTTGGTTTTGCCAAACGTGTTTTATCTCCATACAATACAACTCCTTGACCTGGGAATGCGCTAATTGGATTAACACCTTGAGTATACAAAGCATCACGGTCAGCTTGATTTGGATTGTATGCAAGTTTAACTACATCTTGCAATTGACCACGGTTAAACCCAGCTGGGCTAAACCATGCATCAGCAACAGCGTCAGTATTTGCACATAAGCCAGCAACATGGCCGCAAGCAGGAATATAAAGATAATTGTCATTATACTTGTTGTACACGTAAACTGGTGAAGAATCCATTACTATGTAACTGCTAACTGGGCAACCAGTTGTACCTAGCTTTGTTGTAATTTCGCCAAAGCGACCAGTATCAGTAGATTGACCAGTGATGGACATTGGAGCACTTATGAAACCAACGCAATCTTTTCGAGCATTCACAATAGCCGAAAGTTTAGCATCATTAGTAACTGCAGTAGCTGTTGTTTGGTGAACTTCACCAAACAGCAAACCAATGTCAACGCTTTGTGAGTCAGCAAACAAGTCGTATGCAGTAGACATACCAGTAGGAGTCATTGCAACGTTTGCACCACCAGTTAATGTAATGGTTACACCACCTGTGCTTGCTTTAGCACCAAGAGGAGTTGTAATTGCACTTAAAGCTGTAACATCAGTAACTGCAAATTCACCTTCAACAACGCCAGCAGTACCACTTGTAATACGGGAGTCTTTTAATTTATTGATATAGATGTAATTTGAAGCACGGTTAATTACCTCACGATAATAATTGGTTGCACCGTTTTCGGTTTTTGCATCGGTGAACAGTGAAAGGCCTTCATATTTTTCAAGGACTGTGCCGGCCGTACCAGTAAATGAACCGTCGCTATCAATAACAGCAACATGAATTTCATCAACAACTTTGCTCAAGTTGGTAGCTAATGTGCTCGGTGTGCTATTTGCAGTTGCAACAGCTGTAGCATATGTACTTGTACCTGGGACATATGAAAACACGCTAGCATCAGTACGTGCAGTAATACCAGTTCCACCCGCGGCCAATGCATTTGCGCGGCAAATCACAACTTTAAGTGTATTACCCAATGATCCTGCATAGCGCGCAACAATTGCACTTTTAAGAGTATTTGTACCTGTAATAGCATCAAACACATCTTTGTTTTTAATAAGCACTGGGCTATATGCACTATAAGTAAAACCAGCATCAATGGTTGTTATATTTAATGTACAACCACTTCCAGTTCCAGATGCAACAGTTGTAGGTTTGCTACCACCAGTGGTATAACCCGAACCACCTGAAATAAGTGATACTCCAGTGACTGCCCCGCCAGCGCCAATAGTTGTGACTGTTACAGTTGCAAGATTTCCTGTAGTTCCACCTGTGATGGTAAGAATGTCGCCTACGGTATAAAGAGTACCTCCAGCAGTAGGCGCCGAATTTAATACAGTAATTACTCCAGTTGCTGTGGTTAAAAATGGTGAAGCTGCATTAACATCGGTTGTTTCAACCGAACGAGAAACTTTAAGACTGTTGCCATATTTTAGAAAGCTGGCAGCTGTGAAAAAGCTTGCTGTTTGCAATGTGTTTGTATTATTTGGCGCACCAAATAGTGTAATAAGATCTTTTTCAGAGCTTACGTTAACCAGTTGACCCGCAGGGCCCCAGTTGAATGATCCTGCATAACCACCTAAGCTGGTAGCAAGTGAAGGTACGATGTTTGTTAGGTCGATTTCTTTAATTTCGACGCCGGCTGATGTTAGTGCCATATTTTTTTATTTTCAGTTGTTGTGTTATAATAAGTTGTCATAATAAGAAGACTTTCAATAATCCTATTTATAAAATACACTGTTTTATAAGCCGCTCCATTCTCGGTTTTGCTCTAGGGCTTCTTCATAGTATTGAGAGCTTTCTGGAGCATCTGACACATAGTTGTTTATGATTCCAAACAGTGGAACGTCTTCGTCCATCTCTCGTATCTTTTCGCTATACAAGAGTTGCTTAAGATCAACATTACTTATACCGCCAAATGCATCAGTGCTAACAAACCATGAAAACATTACAAGATTCATTACCAAGTCATCGTGCGTACTTCCACGCGCCGCATAGCTGTCGCCCTTTGGCTCAAAGCTGCTAAGTTCTGAAATGGTGTCTATATCACATACTTCCAGCTTACCGCTTTCAATCAAGTCTTTAAGATTACTACAGCCAATTCGTTTAACTCTTTTTGTCATTACCACGCCAATGCCGTTGCTTTTGACCGCACTTGATACAAACATATTATCATATTCATATTCATAGTATACAGCATTACAAACAACTTGTCCAGCATCATTATTTTCAATAACCACCATTGCATTGTTATATTGCTTGGCGGCACGCACTATCAATTCTGGATATATCAGTGGACTAATTAGATTATCACGATAAGTACACACCGTCTTGAATGGCATGGTGCTAACATCGAAAACTGTAAATGTACTATAGTCCTGCCCTCTCCCTTTGCAAACATCAACCGTCATGATATACTCATGCCCTTCAACCGGATCATCATAATAGCGTATGCCATATTGGCGCTTGCTTGGCTCAACGCCTTTTAGACCTAGTAGTGCTTCACTGCTAATTAGAGTAGCGCTGCTGCCAATAAAGTTAACTTCAAATTCTTGGGCAAACTGCAATTCGCTGCTGTTAGCAATTGTTTGACGTTTCCATGCTTCATCCCGCCCAGGAACATCGCTCCATTTGATTGTGAATGGTTTAAATTCGCTTGTCTTTTGTACCGCGCCTTCCCACAAGCGATAAAACATATTGCCTACGCCATTAGGTGTACTTGTGATGATCACCTTGGTATCTTTACCAGATGAAATAACAGGATAGGTACTTGTATAAAACTCATTTGCATTTTGCACGAACGCAAATTCGTCAAGAAAAATACAGTTATGACTAATTAATCCATTTGTATAATATGCATGAGTATCTTTAACATTTAGCAAATCATAAACCGATTCATTTGCAATTTCATTTATACTTTCTATACAGATATTTGTGTAAAGTACATCTCCAATTTGTAAAAATCTTGCAGGTATATATGTTTCACCATCATCCATTAAAAGTTCATGATCAGGCGTGCATTTGATACTCTTATCAGCAGTACATGTAATATATAGAAGACTATCTGAAACACCCTTATTTAGTATTCCATCAAATTGCTTAAACCCTTTATGCGTTAATACCTCAATCATTTCTTAGTTGTGTTAACCCATCCAGTTGGCGCTTCATGCGGAAAGTAATATCCTCTTTTGGATGCATCTGATGGATCGGTGAAGTATTTCTTACCTTTATTCTTAGCAATCATTCCCTTTTTAGCAAGTGACATTTTATCTTTAGATTCTGCGCTACGTTTCATACCTCTGTGTTTTTCAGCAGTCTTACGTATCTTTTCTGGATTATGATTTATTTTTGAAACGTGGTCTGCGCTCTTTTTCATACCAGTCAATGCCTTGCTAATCTTTTCGCCAAACCCATCTGGCTTTGGCATACCTTTTAATTTTTGCGATACAATCCGGCCATTAGATTTTCTCGTTTCAGGTAAAGCTTCTATCATTTGGTTTCTTTTATGATAAAATTCTTCGGCTGCGGATTGAATACCAGGCAATTCATACTGTATATTACCATTAGGATTGCCGCATTCATAAATTACTTTTACTCGCGCAGCGTGGGCATTGCAATCTTTAAGATAACCCAATTCATTTATTGCATCCTCTACGGTATGGAATATTCTTCCATCAGTGTGTGCTATTTTATAACCATTTCCAGTAGGCAGTCCGGTTTTTTGTTTACTTAATTTTTCACGAGTTTCTTTACTATGCGTCTTTCCGTAAAATCCATTATTTTCACCATGCAGTACACAAACGTTACCTCCAACTGATAGATTATAAGTGTCTTCTCTTAAAGTAAAGTCACGATCAACAATTCTTTTTTCTTCAGCCTCAGCTTCTTCTTTGGTATTGTATACAGCTAAGATTTCTTTATTAAATTGGTCAACCCCATACTTCTCAACAGCTCTTCTTATCAGTTTACCCGATCCCATATATCCATCATCTATGTTACACGTAGAATGATAACCTACATAGATTTTGCCATTAATTTTATTAGTGATTTTATAAACCGTATAATACATATGTTCCTCGATGAGTTTACTTTTATTTATATAATCATCTATTTTAACATAGTAAATTGCATCATTTTCATATATGCAAATTTTGGTATCACCTGTCACACAATTCATACTCAAGCCTCGAATGCTACTACCGCTAGTTGCCGCTGCAATAATTTGGCTGTTGTTGCTAAACTTGATACTACCTTTGTTCAATACCTTACACCCAGGCTGCAGGAAGAATGGCAGGTTCTCCAACATTAGTGTAAGGCGGCTCAACATCTCACGTGCAGTTGCACCTTTGTTGGCAAGTATACCAATAGTCTTGTCAGGATTAAAGATGACATAGTGAAGGAGCCATGCCACACTTGTTATACTTTTACCACTTTGACGACATGCTAATACTATATTGAAACGGTTATCACTAAAATGTTTTACCATATTTTCTTGATAACCACGCAGCTTAAAAGGAACAAGCCCATGATCCAAGTGAATAACCTTTACATACTGCTCACAAAAATAACCAACATCTGCCATGCAGCGCTGATATTCAACTATCTCATGAGCGGTAAAGTTTTGCTGCACACCATCGCCCTTCACGTGTGGGTTGCCATTATAGTTAAGTCCAGAATTCATAATTATTGTAATACTTTTCCAAGAGATTGCCAATCTTTAAACTTTTGACTCTTACATCTATTTATACATAAGGATTGCCGTTTGGATGACTCGACATATTTATTTATTTTTACCTTTACAAGTTTGCAGAACCCTGTTACAATTGATTTAGATCAAACCGCTAATGGCAATCTAATTATATATCCATTCGACCAAAGGTTCCCGAAGGGATGGTCAAACATCAACTGTTGTTTCACTTTGACTTTTAAGGAACTTCTGCAATTCAGTGGTTGTTCCAACAAAGATACTGTTGTTTGTGGTATTGGAGCCAACAGTTAGACTCTTTGGAGTCGCAGGTTCAATCACAAGTTTCTTACGGTCGCGTTGCAATGTTAGCAATTGACTATTCATATCCGCAGCACTCTTAATCATTGCAGCTAGCACTTCAAATGCGCGTGGGTGTTCAGCGTCGGCCGCAAGTGCATGCATTGTTGCAATTGCTTCATCACTTGTTCCAATCAACTTTTTAATATGATCGCGTGCAAAGTTGTAGTCTTCCTCTACATCAACACTAATATCATCCGCTGATGGCAACATACTTTTGATGCTTTGCACCACAGGCTCTGCAACAACCGCTGGTAAATTGTTTTGTAGCGAATCAAGTATGTCTTGTCGTGTTTTTGTTTGTTTGAGACTCATACTATAAATTATTCAAACCCAAATGTAGTAACCACAGTATAATTGTCAGGTGTGTCGGTTGTCATATTGCCAAGCTTCACATTAACTTTGTCTAGTGGGAATCCGCGCGAGACTGCAGTTGTATCAAGAAAGTTTACATCAATGTTTTTGATAATACTCGATGTGTTGGTTTGACCAGCAAATTGAACTTTAAGGTTAAAGTCAAGTGTATAGACTAGAGTACGTCGACTAGTCTGATAGTCTCCTTCATAATCATCACTAAACGTTGTTCCAACTAAAGTAATAGGAACAACGGTATTTGTTCCTGGCACAGCCAAGTCAATAACAGTTATGCTATATTCAGGTGGAAATGTTGGAATGATTTGCTCAAATATTTGCAATGCATCATCCTGATTGCGTGCATATATACTAAGCTGCATACCAATTATGTATGGTACAGTTTGCCAATAATAATTTTTTTTACCTGTTGCAGTATTGGTATTTACAATTTCCTGATTAAGCCGATTCAATTTGGATGCGCTATCATATGTTATACTTGTTATTTCAAAGCTCATGCGCGGAACCTTTATAGCAATTTCAGTTTCTTTTTGGTCAACGGTGTTTTGACGAATACGCGCAAGCCAATGTTCTTTAGGCCCATATGCAATAGGAACTCGAGTAACTGCAGTTAGCTTACCAGCAATCAACTTGCCAGTATGAATGTTGTTAAAAAGAGTGCCAAATACTGACACAATCTTTTTTATGGTTCCATGATAGTAGTAAGAATTGTCCAACATATGTGTTATTGATCTGGTTCGCCAAATGGATTCATTTGGCTAAAGTCGATGTACGCTGCACCGTTGGTTTCAAAAACATCGTTTTGAGCATTGATGTCGTTTTCAAATGCATCTTCATCAGTACTGCTCATTGCATATACTTCTTGAATTGTAACAACATAACCGTTATCAATGCTAGTCAGTGTATCACCTGCATCTATAATATGATAGTCGGCGTCATTCCAAGAAGGTACCCCAAGTTTGGTGCGCACTACACCGTTGCTATCTTTATAATAACCAAGAAATTCGAGCGTTCCAGTAACGCTTGTGCCAGACAAACTAACAGTTAGCGTTTCTCCGGCTGTAAATGTTTGCCCAGCCACACTAGTTGTGCGTACGCTTTGCGCTTGGGCTGCAGTGTATTGTATAGCATCAACTTCACCAACTCCAGTATCAATGTCCTGATTGCTATATTCAAAATTCTCACATGTCAATTTGAATGTGGGAACTTGACCAGCTTGATAGAATGGTTTTTTATCTTCAACGTAACGAATCTCAAATAAGCCTTTTGTCAATGGCACATAGATAAGATCACCTTCACGTGGGCGCGCACCACCTTCAGTAACACCATAGCGGCCAATCAACTGATTCCAACGGCGATTAGCAACAACAAAAGTAACTTGGTCTCGGAATTCAAAACCAAACTTATTCATTAGCTTACCATCACCTTCAAAGCCATCTACGCTTTCAACATACATTTCAATTTTAAATGCACTCTCAAAACGCGAAAGCATGTCTTCATTTAAAATGGTATCCAATTGCACCACCTTGCGTGGTATATAGTAGACATCATGTCCGTAAATGGACATTGCTTCAATTATTAAATCTTCATAAAGGCTTTTTTCGCTACGAGTACCATGGGAAAAATATACATTGCGTGCCATTGGAGTTATTTATAAACTTAACCGACAAAGAATTCTACTAGCCGCAATAAAAGTCAGGCGGGAATTGATAACGAGACTCAAAGTCTTCTTCAATCTTTTGGATTTCAGCCGTTGCATCATCAAATAATGCTCGGCCGTTTAGTGTAACTCCGCCTGGCAGTTGCATACCTTCGAATTTCAACATATTCGAAGCCCATTGCTTTTTTAACAGAGCAGTAGCATAACGCTTAAGTACCATGTCATTGTATACATCGCCAAATGCATTGGGATCAATTGTTTGATATGCTTCAACCACAATATATTGCCCAACTTTTAGAGTAGTCTTCCAGTCATCATCAATGCTTAAGCGATTCATGTGGCGTGCAAAAGTAATTTGCTGACTAGAACCAGTAAGAATCATTTCAAGCAAACCCATATATTCTTTAGTCATCTGATAACTAATAATACTCTCAGGGCGACGAAGACCATACAGGTCATTAAGATACATCTGATACTTGACACTAAACATATCACTTGCATCGCCGCGGTTGATATTCATTACGCGTAGCACGCAAATCAAACTGTCTGGGAGAGTAAAATAGCTGTTGTCAAAGTCGGTCTGAGTAATGACATGTTTATAGAATACTCTTGTCACACCATCATTATGGTATTCTTGATAGAATTGAATAGCCTCATCAAGTCGGTCTTCAATCTGATCGTCATCAATGTTTATTTCAAGCACAGGAGCGCCCAATGCTCGTAGGCAATAGTCAACCAATCCTTGTCGTGTAGTAGGGCGCGCCATATACTGTATTTATAACTTATGCCCACCAGATATTCGGGACGGACTCGTCAACTGGGCGGGGATCGCCCGATGCGCTTGACCAGTGGACGAACTGCTCGCCGCCTACCGGAATCGGGATTCCGACAAGATCACGGAATAGCACCCACCACTCTCCGGCAAACTCGCCCACAACGCACAGCGCGTGTTCGTGTGACGCAAGATTGGATTGCACCTCGCCGTTATCATCAGGCGCAGCAAACCCATTGGCGATGCCGAACTGCTCGGCTATTGCTTTTGATGCGAATTTTAGAATGTAGTCGGTCATGCAGTGATGGCTTGGAGTTTGGCGTTGGGCAGGCGTTTCTTGTAGTAGCGGACAAATTGAATGTGCTTTGTGCCAAAGGCCCCGCTATTATCGTAGCCTATACGCAAGTCGGTAGAGTCTGGAATAGTCCCGTTCGTATTTGTGCCGGAATCACCAAGAAGCCCACTGTATGAACTTTGATAGTCATTGATTGCGTAAGCCAATCCAAGTTTTATCGGGTAAGTGGCTCCCGACGCAACGATTGTTCCGGTGAAATCAGGTGGTGGTGGCGCAAAATATATGGCCGTTGACCCGAATATGGCAAATGTGCGGGCTGAAGGCGACGTGCAAACAAAGGTGTTAGCGAAGCCGTTCACTGACGCCCCAGATGAGCCGACTCCGACCACGCAGGTGCCAGCGAACCTGTTCCAAAAGCTCGTGAAGTCC